GACCAGTATAATTTCCGCCCGAATCAATAACACCCAAACCACTGCCATCGACTGTTGATATTGTTGCCCAAATAGTTGCATGACCGCCCACTGGCCTTGCACCACTAATTAATGTAGTACCGTCTTGTGAAAACCAATATCCTGTTGGTGCTTCAAGTTCTATTAATGATCCTTTCCTAAAATGCTTTGTATCTATTGTACTTGTATCACCTACTTTTTGTACTACACTACTCAAAGTAAAGAAGCCAGTACTTAAATTACCGGCGGTACCTGCTTGATTCCAAGTAATGTTTGCTGTTGTTGGTGTTATAATAGGAAATTTATCATAATATAAATTAATTAATTCTTCATCTCTAATTAAATTTGAAATATCTTTTTCTGCAATTTCTCTTGTAGTTTTAAGTGAAGGTAATGCTATAGTAGAACGATTTTCTTTATCTTCCTTATATATAAAACCATCATCACTGAATATATCCAAATCTTTAAATGTTCCTGTTGGATCATTAATGTCGCTATAGCGACTGTGTCCACTGTGTGTTCTATTAATTGCTCTAATCTTTTTAACATTAGCTGCATTTGAATATGGATAAACAGAATAATCTTGCGCCGTGATCATCCTATCTTGTGTTGCATATACTAGCGGAGCAGCTAATTGAATATCTGCCATGCTTTGACTAGCACTACCATTACTAACTGTAGTTTGTAAACTTAATGTCAATGTTAGTGTTTCACGTTCGCCAGCTTTAGTAACATACGGAATTGCTACTGTTTTTTCTGTTAAATCTACAGGACGAGCAATTATATTTTGTCCTGTACTTACTCTGTGCCATACTCTAATAATATCTGTTGGAACGTCTCCAAATCTACCATCTGCAAATTTAATAGAAATTTGATCATTGTCGCGCGACACAACTCTAAATATTTTTCTAATACTTTTTTGTAATGAATTAAAAATAATATTATTACCAACTAAATTGTCCACTTTTGTCCATTCTTTTGTTATGGTACCTGCTTCTGATATATTTTGTACCCATACATCATTTTCATTAATATTATTTGTAGCAACATCTAAGATTTGATTTTCTATAGGTGTTGCAATTTGATAATCTGAAAAAGATAATGCTCCTTCTTTAAACATTACAAAAAATCCTGTATCAGCAGAGTCTATACCTAAATTGTCATTTCGATATAACATACCAAATTTACTATTTGGATCAGGTGTTTCTTCTTTAATTACTTTTTTATTTTCAAAAGTAGCACTAACAATTTCTAATTTTGTTGCTATATTACTAATTACAGCAGACATCCCGTAAACAATATCATTTGGTGCCGGTGTATTAATAGCATATCGTTGTGTTTTTATATCATCTACGGTGCCTTCAGTACTGGGTGTACCAAATTGATAACTATTATCTACTGCACTATTCATAATAGTTATGAATTGTTCATATACATCAGGATCTGTAATACTATCCCATCTGATGGTTGTATTTTGTAAATTTACATTATTTGCATCTGTTACTATTTCTGACGTAGATACTCCGACTACTTTAAGTAATCCATGTAAGTTAATATTTCGTTTAGGATTATAACCTAAGAAGTCTGCCAAACGTAAAACACTTTCTTTTCGTTCTGCTGTTGATAGAAAATTTTCTCTCGAATTAAGATCAATTCTAAATGCTAAATTATGTCCTAAAAATGCCATTAAATCTATCAATGAAATAAATTCACTTGAACTAATCCAATCATTGAAATCTTCTGGATAATTAGTTTCAATATAATCTATTAATGCAGTTCTGATAGTTTCGTAATCATATGCTTGAAAATTTGAATTAGCAAAACTTTCATAAATTACTTGATAATCTTCAGCTGCAAAAAGGTTATCTTGTCTTACGTTTTGTGCCATTAGTTATTCACCTTTATTAAAATTCAACAGTAGCATTTTCGTCAAATTTTATATTCAATGTTACTGGTTCTGTTGTAGGTACATATGTTAAAGATATTTCTGCTTCAAGTCCCTGTTCTTGCATATCTCTTACTTTAATACCTTCATTGCTCCACCTAGGATCTTTTGCTACTATACGAGATAAATCAGTTTGTAATTCGTCTTGTGAAAAGTCAGTTAATGCATCAAATAACATATCCCATGCAATGCATCCAAACGTAGGAGCCATTACTCTTTCACCCTTTCGAGTATAGATTTCATTTAGCAAATCTTGCTGAGCAAGATCCCTATCGTGTATTATTTTTGGCAAAGATAAATTGCCTATTGTACTATACCCAACAAATTTATATCGCATAATGTATGTATTTATAGGTTTATTAACTACATATATAATAAAATTACTACGCCGCTCGCTTTGTTACTGTAATTAATTCTTCTGGCCAATCAATGTAAGGTAACCAATGATGATGTATACTAATTGGTCGTTTTTTAAGACGTTTAACTATATCCCAATAAGAAGGCATAAAGGAATTATGCTTAATGGGTATTTCTTTATCACATTTAATTTGGTTACAAGGTTTACAACATGTAACAACATTTTCCCATACTGATGCTCCGCCTTTACTTCTAGGAATAATATGATCTAATGTGAGTGTGTCACTAGTGGGTTTAATACCGCAGTACTGGCATGCATAATTATCTCTTATAAAAACATTTTTCCTAGTAAATGGAATTGTTCTTTCATATGATATATATTTTTTTAAAATAACAACAGAAGGAACTTTATACGCAACTTTTACTGTACTTACAACCCAAGTATCATATGTATTAACTACACCCATTGACTCGCTAAAATAAGCCTTTATAGATATTTGCCACGGAACCACACTAAACGGTGCTAAACAAAGAGGGTTGCCATCTGCGTTTAATATTAAAGAATCACTCATGCTGTTATAACTGTATTTGCCCAATCCCATGCTTCGCCCCATTGGCGTATTGTTCCTGGATTGGGTCCTCCGTGATATGTTTCTGCTTCCCATTTAGCAAGAACAGCACCAACTATAATAGATTTACTTCTATCTGCTAATGTTGTGAGTACAGTTTCTGTAGTATCTATTGATTCTGCTTCTAAACTTTTTAAAAGACCAGCAATACTAGTACTAGATTTATATATAGTCAATGCTTCACTCCATGGTTTACTGTTAAAATGATCACTAACTCTTAATAGATAAAATAGTGCCGCCATGCCACCTTCTAATGTTTGAAATCGTACTAACTTTTCATCATTTGTGTTAACTGTTTCATAACCCAAAGCACCAAATTGATCTTGCCATGTGGCAGCTCCTGTTAATGAAGCAGGCCACATTGCACCAGGATTATTATTACGTACTGTTGGTGTTCTACTAGTAGGACCATTAAACAATGAAGTTGTTTTTTCAACCAATGTTATTGCTTTCTTTCGTTCTACAACTGTTAATCCTTCATTAGGAAATTCTCCCAATTCTTTAAAGTAAGCAGTTGCTATTTGTATTTTTTCATCTGATGTTACTCTAGAATTTTGTAAATTACGATTAAGTCTATTAAGTGCATTTATTCTTTTATTGTCTACATTTAATTTTGGACTATACCTACCTAATGCGGCAATCATTCCTGCATTCATTCCTAATCCTGTCAGCAATTTATTGTTTGCTAATTTATCTGCTAGTCCATATGAATCATCATTTAAAATTTCATTAATACAAGAATATGTTATTTTATTTGTTAATGTAAAAATTGCATACCCAGTTTTCAAAGCATTAAGTGCTAATGCATCATAATAATTTTGTGTAATTTCTAAACCTAAAGGTAATTCTCTTGCAAAAACTTTTTGTATAGTTTTTGTAACGTTGCCTGTATATAATTCTCTTGCTAATTTTTCTGTAATGCCTGAAGACATTGCTTTATCTGTTGCATCATATGTTGTACCATATCCAATTTTATTACCCACAGGAACAATATTAAGTTCAGTATTTGCTAATAACACACCTATAAGTAAATCACTAGGTGAATTATTTTTTACTGCTACTTTAGTAGTAATATCAATGTCGGGATCTATTCCTAATAAATCTCTACTATCCCAATCTTTTTTATATTCTTCTGGTAAAGGCATTATGAAGGTTTATCCGGTACAATTGGTGGTGCACCATCCACCGGTGCTTCTGGATCTATATCATCTGGCTCATCTGATAGACCTTTATATGGGTATACCAGTGTTGGCTCTTCAATAAAGTGGCAATCCCAAGGTTCATGTTCTGGTACACGATTTGCAATAGATTCTGTAACGTCTTTATTACAAGGCAAAGGAAATATTTTTGGCACTTCTGCTTCTGCTGCCTTTGGACCATTCATATCGATACGTTGTGCGGTTTCTTTATAATCGCCTGCAATTAAAATAT